TGGTGATGATCATTTCTTTTCTAATAATGATCGAGGCAATTTAGATATAATTGAAAAATATACAGATTTAAATAATTTTTCACATGCACATTATGTATTAGGAGGTAAATCAGTACGAGGAAATAGATCAGAACTTTATCAAATGGCTGATCAATATTTAGATGATCCAGATGGAGAAATTCAAGATGAAAGAATTTACGATATGGCAGCAAGTCTAACAGGCACAAGTAAATCAGACGTTGCTTTACAGCAAGCAAGAGATGATATGTTATCTATAGATCCTTTATCAGCTACAGAAAGGATATTAGGTGTAGATGCACAAGGAAATGATACAGGAGGTGGAAGTACAGAAGTTAAAGCTTTATGGAATGAAGCTCAAATAGCAAAAGAAAATAATGATGAAAATAATTATTGGGTACAACAATCTAAAGAAAAATTCTTAGATATTGATAATCCTGATGAATTCTTATTATTATTTCAAACATCTGATAGACAAGAAGATATAGAGCTTGAACAACAATTACTTGATTCAGGAAATTATGGTATTTCAGAATTAGAAGCTGCTGCAACTACTGTTTGGGGAGAAGAAGGTCCTGTCAATTTAAAACGTTTTGGTGCATTAACTCAAGATGTTTTAAATCAAACAATTGCAGAAATGAAGAAAGCAAAAGCAAAAGAAGAAACCTTACAAACAATGAAAGGGTTTGGAACTTTTGGAGAAATTATGGATGTTAATAAAAGTTTGACAGAATCAATTTTAGGTGATTCAGGTGTAGGTGGAATTTTATCTTTTACATCAGGTGGTGCTGCTGATGATCGTCTAGCAAAAAATATTGAAAATTTAAGTGGTGTAAAAAATAATGTTACTTATAACTGGCAAAAGTGGTTTGATGAATCTTTAGCTAAAAGATATTATTCAGATGATGGAGATGCACTTTTAGAAAATGAAGATGGAACTATTACATTAGATTATGTTACAGAAAAAGATGGAGTAGAAATTAGAGAATCACAAACTATACTTCCTGAATTTGCAAAAGTTTTTGTCGATGAATATTTAACTGAACGTTTTGATACTTCAAGATCTATGGATGAATTTAGAGATTATATTAATGTTAAAGATGAGCATCAAAACCCTTTTCAAACTCAAAGTTTAATTGATGCAGTAAAAAGGGAAGCAGAATTCCATGCTAATACAAAACTAAATGCTATTACTGGTACAGCTCAAGAAGGGTTTGATCATGAATTTTATTTTGATCCTATTGCTGGTGGTGGAAGTGTTTATGATCCAGATAGAACAGATCGTTATGCTTCACAAAAAGCAATTGTAAATGCTGATTGGGATGCTGCAAAAAACGGTGATGTTTATTGGGCAAGACAAGCTTATAGATATGGCATAACTTTAAACAATAATAAATGGTCAGAAGCAGATAAAGAAAAGTTTGCAAAAATACATTATGAAATTAAAGGACATTTAAATCGAGATGCAAGTGGTGAATTAAAACCTTTTGACCCTGCAGAAAATATTTGGGATCTTGGAACTATAAGAGAATATATTCATGAAACAATAACTCCAGAAATGATTGAGGTTGCTGAACAACAAGACAATTTACCTTTTGCTAGTTTTGTAACTCCAGAAGAATATACTGATGAGTTATTAAAAGGAGTTATGCCAGATTCTGTGGAATGGAAAGAAATTTTAGAAAAATTTGATTTAGAAGAATTTGCAGGAGATTTTGATGAATTAAAAAAATATATTATAGATGTTTTAAGAACAAGTTCAGCACACGAAATTAGAGAAAATATAAAATACTTAAATGAAAGAAGAAGAAGACCTACTCAACAAATTTTAGGTCTTACTTATATACAAAGAGAAGAAGATTATAAAGATGAAATGTCTGAACCTGAAACACAATTATATAAACATTTTCAAGATTCAGGTTATCAAGGAACTGAAGATCAGTTTTATGAAAGTTTTTTCCCTGATTTAGAAAGATCAGAACAAGTCCTTTTAACAAAAGGTGGAAAAAATGAAGCTTTAGAACAATGGGGTTTTAATTTAACAGCTTCAGATGATCCTTGGTCTGCTTTAAGTGAATTAGAAAGTTACTTTGGTAGTGATGAAAAAGAAAAAGATGACGATGAAAAATACGAGAAAAAAGTTAAAGGATACTTTACTTTGGACCCAGAAGAAGAAGAATGGAAACCTAAAAAGCAAGCTGGTGAGACTGTCTTTGATGAATTTACAGGCTTTTTCAAAGGTTTATAAAGAATTTTTACATTTAATTGTGTATATTAAAAGCATTAAGTGTTATTTTTCATGGCAGATTTTTCATTTGCTGTTAATTTAATTCGGAAGTATGAAGGCTTTCATGAGAAAGCTTATCCTAATCCGACAACAGGAAAAGAACCATATACGATAGGTTATGGAACTCAGTTTTATCCTGATGGTTCTCCTGTAAAAATGGGTCAACGTTGTACAGAACAGAAAGCTCTTGAGTATTTGTTTAATGAAATTGATGTAATTTATCGTGAATTATTAAAGTTAAATCTAAACTTAGATAATCATATGACACAAGGTTTGATTTCTTTTATTCATTCCATTGGTTGGGAACCTTTTTTATATAGTAATATTATTGATTGCTTAGAATCAGATTCTTATTCAGGAGTATGTGAAGAAATCAGTCGTTGGATTTTTGATGAAAATTATAAATTAATTGGAGGATTACTTGATCGAAGAAGAGAAGAAATAAATTTATTTTTAAATCAGATTGATATTCCTCATTACCCAAGTCCAGAAATTTTATTAAAAGCGTTTGAAGAATTTACTGGTAGTCAGAATCAAATAGAAGCAGTACGCATACTAGAACAAAAGATTAATCCTTATACTTTAAGTGAGTTTTCTAATAACTTTAGATTTAATACAGAATCTGATTGTGCATATATTGATTTTGATTTCACTATGTCTAAATACAATTTTAACGTAGAATAAACTTATGATTTCAAATAAATATGTCAAACTCTTCTAAAGCAAAAGAATTTGTCTTACCTTTGGAACTACAGTTCACGATGAGGAAAGTCGAAATTAGTGCAGGAGAGATGACATGGGAACAATTATATTCTGCATTAGTAAATTTGTATTATCAAAGACTAATGGAATGGCAAGCTATTAAAGCTTTAGTCAACGAGGAAAATATACAATTAGATTTTGATATACCTACTGATATTGAATTACAACAATTAGCTTCTACTTGTGCTGAAGATTATGAAGAAGAAGATGAAGATGATCCATTTGCTCCTGCTTAACCTAATAATTTATTTAAATACCATTTAGCTTTTTTTAAAGATTCCATACCTCCTTTATGTTTCTCTCTCCATAGATATTTAATAATATTTCCTTTTAAATAACCACGAAATTCTTCTGCACTTAACTGAGCTTCAATTGCATCAATACATTCAATTGTCCCAGCTGCATAATGTATTGGACGATCTACATTATCAAATTGATGCATCCGACTATCGTTATCTTTTTTCATAGCTTCTAAATCAGATGCGTCATATGCATTTTCTTTTTTTCTTGAAAATATTTCAATTTCTTTTTCATCCATATGTCTATCAATTAATTCTGTGATCTGTTCCCATGGTAAAACATCAGTCGAATATTTTTCTTTAAATATTCCAAGATTATCACTTAACTGACTGACTTCTTTTTTTTCTGCTTCTGGACCAGCCATACGCATTTTAGGAGATGTCTCGTCTATTGGCTCAAGCCACGTCTTGTCAAGGATTGATTTTTCATTTGTTCTGACGGTGCTCCCAATGCTATTAGAAGTTTTGGAGATCTGGGAGATGATCCTAGATATTGGTCCGACTCTTCCATTGCTGGAATGTAACCCGTTAGACCTGCTCTCTGACTTTTGTCTCTCTTGTTCCCTTCTAGTGTTAAGTTCTTCCTTTCCAGTCCTGTTTCGCATCCAGTTAATCCACGATTATACTGATCATACAAAGGAACGTCATTATTTTCATTATCCAGATCTACTCCGAAATCTTCTATATCTATATAGTGGCAATCAACTTCATCTTTAACAAAGTCACTTAGAAAGCCAGCATTAGAGCTTGATCCAGCCATAACAATATATAAGTGTTGATGTATTGCTTTTACAATATTATCATGGCAAGATTCTACGACCCCACTTACGATCCTCAAAAGGATTCTGGTACATCAGGTGCTGAAATATCTGATTTAAATCCTGAACAACTTTATGATACTGATTTACGAAGAGTAGATGAAGATGTTAGAGGTGATTTAGAAATTAATGATAAACAAGATCGAGTAGCTAAATTTATGAGAGCTGCAAAAACAGCAGGGAAATATAAACAAAGTAAAGGTATTTCTGAACCTACAATTAAAGGCAGAACTCCTATTAGTAAAGCAGAAATTTCAGGTTTAGAATTACCTAGTTTAAGAGGAAGAAATTATGGTCCTCCAGGTGCTGGCTCAACTGAATATGCAAACAAGCCAAAACCTCAATTTGGAAAATCCTTTTCAGCTTAAATTATTTAATATAATTCCAAAAATAAAAATATTTTTTTCTTTTAAACGTTTTAATTTACTTTTAAATAATTTTTTCTTAATTTTATTTAAAGGAACAACCAAAATAGTTCCATCTATTTGAGAAGCTAAGGAATCATTTTGAGTAGTACCAAGTATTGTAGAATCATAAATAATAAATTTATGTAAGTTTAAATTTCTAATATTATTAGTTACATTAGAAATAAGATGAGAAGAAAAAATATATTGATCAGGAGTTAAATTATAATCGTAAAGTAAATCTTTTGTTAAGTTATTTTCTTTAATCAATTTTGTATAACTTTTTCTATTACCACTAGAAATTACATGTAAATTTTTAGATACTTTATTTATAACAGTTTGAACTTTTAAGTATGGATCATAAAATAAATCAGCTAAACCTAAATTATTTTTAATATTTAAACGTGTATGAATTTGTCTAACACTAGCATCAGCATCTATTAATAATGTTTTATAATTTAAAACACTTAATGCTTTAGCTAATAAAATTGAAATTAAAGTTTTACCATTTTCTGGAATTAAACTTGATATTGCAATATCTTTAATAAAAAAATAATTTGAAAAATATTTTATAAAAATACAAATTTCAAATATAGATAAAAGAATTGTATTTTGATAATAAGGAACTAATGAAAACTTTTCTTCTCTTAAATTTTTAAATTGATTTATATAAGGTATTTCAGTTATTACAGGAATATTAGTTAAATTTTCAATATCTTTTTTACTATTAATTAGTTCGTTCATTCTCCTAATTTTTTTCGATAGGTATAATATGTTAAATAATTAAGACGTTTCATTTCTTTTTTTCCTTGAGTTAATAAAGCTACTAATGGAACAATATTATAAAAATAATCTCGAATAACATGAGAATAAATTTTATCTATTTCATCTGGATCATTATGATCTAAGGTATTACTCAATTCCCATGTATTCCACATGACCATATGTTGAGACAATAAGAAAACATAATTATCTCGAAAAAATTTATTTGAAGGAATAGTTAAAAATAAAGTTTCAATTAAATGTAATTTTTCTTTTCCTGTTACTGGATAATCATTATCATATAAATCATCAGAAAGACGAGCTGCAGTAGAAAGTAATTTTAAATATTCCAAAGCTTCTTTATTATTACCAGCAGCTTCCTCTATTAAATGATCGTATTTAGGAAATTCTTTTTCTCGTTGTTCTTCAGTACTCATTAAACTTTTGCACAAACAACTTCTTTAGGTTGGTTTTGATATTTACCTTTACGATCTTTATAACTGACCATACAAGATCTTCCACGAAAAAATAACAATTGAGTTATTCCTTCATTTGCATAAATACGATTAAATAATCCTGTTGAATTACTAATTTGTAAAGTTAAATAACCTTCCCAACCTCCTTCTGCTGGAGTTATATTGCAATGAATTCCTGTACGTGCATAACTTGATTTACCAGCAGGTAATACAGTTACATCTTCTGGAAGTTTTAATCGTTCGTGAGCTACACATAAGCAATAGCCATAAGGAGGTAAAAGAAAATATTCTCCTTTTTCATCTTCTTTTAATTCTGTTTCTTTTAAAATAGATTTGTCAAAACTTTTTGGATCACAAATACCTGCTGATGTTCCTCCAAATAATAAACATTGTTTAGGAGATAAACGAATATCATATCCATAAGAACCTAAACCATAACTAAGAATATTACGATTATTTTCTTCCCTTACTACATGATCTACAAAAGGTTCAATTAATTGATCTCCTAAAGATAAAGCTTTAATTTCCCAATCACAAAGGATGCTCATAATTCTCCAATCAGTTTTTCTAGTATAAGAACATCAACATAAAATGCGACCTTTTTCAGAATATATTCCAATAAATCTTTCTGTAAATTTAGAAGATTCATGTATAGGAGGTAAATAAACTAAGAATGAAGTACAAGTTTTATGTTTACTAATACCTGAACTTGTATTTTTTAATAGAAGAGGAGCTGTCTTTAAAATACAAATAGGAAAATCAAAAATCTTTTGTTCATATCGAATCATGTCAGGACAATTTGTAAAATATAAACCTTGTCGTATATCATTTGATAGCCATGAATTATATAATTTTCTAAACCAGACAGCATGAGATGAAGTCAATGTAGGAGAAGAAGCTCTTGTCATTTTCCATTTATCATTTTTTTTATCCCAGAAATATGCTCCTCTGGGTGGAAATAAATAAACATCTCCATACCATTGTTGGGAATTTAAACCATCATCTATAGGTGTAAAAAATTTTTTAGCTTCTACATATTGATTAGCTACTTTTGAACTAGCTACATCTAAATCAATTCCTTCCATTAAGGCATGAGCAGATGCAACTAAATCGTAATTAGTAATTAATTCTAAATCTTCACGACGTTTACTAATATCATGAATAGCCATTATGGAGTTGTAAGTTCATTGTAATCAACTTCAAAATATCTCATTCCTTCTTTATCATTAATAATATAACCTGCTTTTGAATCAGGATCTATTTTTGTAGCAGCATCAATAATTCTTCTAAAACTTTCTACTAAATCATCTTTATTATTTCTTTCAGCATCTTCTTTTGCAGAATTTAATTGTTCTAATGTCAAATAAAACATTGATTTTTCTTTTACATTTGGTTGAAAAACCATTACACCTGGACCTTCTAAAGCCCATAATTTTGTATATTGCATTCCCATATCACCAAGAATAAACTTAATAGTTGTATCTAACATCTTGGCTTTTGTTTCATCCATTTCAGGTCCGATAATGGATGCTAATAGACGTTCTCTTCTGTTCATTTTTCTAATAACCCCTGTCGTGATAGTGATTCTAAAAGCTTAGGCATAGGTTGATATAAAACAACCATCTTGCCCAAGACTCCTCGTTTTTTAACGAGTTTTCCTTGTTCATCTCTTACTTTATCGAATTCTCCAGAACGTATCAGATATTCAGCTACACATCTAAGTCTTCTTTTTAAAGGTAATTCAGCTTGAGGAAACTTTCCACAAATCGTATCAGGAGTCATATCTTTAAAAGCTAGTCTTAAACGATTGGCTAAAGTCATATTTGAATTAGCATCTTCTTCCTCATAATTTTTTACATTTTCTAAATAACGTTGCAAACAACGTTTATCAAAAGATCCATTGGGAGGTAAAAATATTTCTACTTGTTTTGTTAAAGATTCAGGAAGTAAATCTTTATAATTAGATAAAGTAATTTCAGAAATATTTATATCTTTAAAACGATGAGCCATTATTCCAGTTTTCCAATACTTGTTGTTTTGTACATTGGAGAAGCTTTCTTTCTGTAATCTTGATTTTCCATTTTGCGATTCTTTGCAAAGGACTGTATTAAGTGATTCCACGGGATTCTAATAATTGCTTTTTTTGTAGGATTTGGAGATGCATTAACATAATGAATTCCTTCTATCCATCCTTTATCAGGAGTTTTACGTCCTATTGCCATCCAATTTCTTAAAGTTTGATCAGAAACATTTAATCTTTTAGCACATTCTTCTGTTGAAATATATTCATCAGCAAAAGCATCTGGATCTAAAAGATCTGTTTCTCCATTTTCATACCTACTATGCCATAAAGTAGATAAAATATTTTTTATTCCTTTTAATTCCCATGCAATATCTTCTAAACCTTTACGGATTCCATACTTCATAATAAGCAATTCCTTTTATTAGATGCTAGTGTAACTACGAATGTTTTGCTTAAATGGATTCACAACTACCTCCTAATCAAGATTCGAGTCAAAATCAAATTACTCCAGATCAATTAGAACAAATGAAAATGATGGCTAGACAACAAGCCATGGAACAAGTTGTAGCTCAAAGACAAATTCAACAACCATCAAAAATTGTTTATGTCAGAAGAAATTTGACTATAGCTGAAGTTATTGCTGTATTTATTATTTCATGTGGTCTTGTTTATGGCACACAATTTGTTTGGAATTTTGCTTCTAATGTATTACCTAAGATAGAAATTAAAGTAAATCAGTAGCGTAAGATTAGCAATCTATAATTAATATAAGGCTTTTA